TTCGTATTCGTTGTTTGGACCGGGTGAATACGAAACGGATATCGAGGTTCGGGTATTGTTGTCGGATAAGAAGGTGCTTATATCTATCAGCATAATCCCATATCCCTTTAGTTTCTACTATGATTACATTATCAGACTTAGTAGCAATTACGAAGTCTGGTGTGTAAGAGTGTGTTGATGCTGGTATTTCATAGACAATCTTTCCATCCTTTGGTTCAAACATGTAGTTAACTTTCAGTCTATTAAGCTGATCTGCAACTTGAACCTCAAGACCACTCCTATACGTCAGTACTGGTTTCTTTGGTTTCCTCGGCATCTTTACCACCATTGATCTTAGTGTACACAGCAGAATTCATATAGTGCCGTGGTACTAGATGACCACTACGGCGTATGATCTTCCAACCGTCAACCTCGTTGGGAAAATTAGTAGACTGATCTTCGTCACTTGCGAAGGAAATCTCTGGTTGTTCTTGTGTGGATACAGCCAGTGCTTCTTTCAACTTCTCCATGAAATCTTCAGTCTTATTCTCGATATCCATTAAAATTGTTCCTCTAGTTTCTTCTGTCGGTTACATTCTAGTACATCTAGACTATCTCGTACATCATCATCTTCTTGCTCAAGCATCCACAGGAGACGTGCGTTCTCATTCAAGAACATACGCCAATATGAACCGAAGTACTTCTCGTAGTAACGCTGTACATGATCGTACATCTCTTGTACATTTTCCATCGTATCTAGTTTCGTGACTAGTGTACTCTTCTTCCCTACGTTGTACAGTCCTAGGATGTTATCAGTCGTGTCACCCATCAACAGTTGCTTAAAGAACCAACGCATACCATCAATGTAATCTACAAAGTATGGTGGACGAGGCTTACGATCACCAACTACCCACTGATAGTGCCACCCTAGAACCATGTCTAGGTCCTTATCAATAGAACAAATGATAGTAGGTTCTATGTTCTCACACTGATCTATGGACATACCATCATCAGCTTCGTAGCCTTCACACCATACCACCTCAATGTCCTGAGCTTTACTGAAGTAGTCCCTCACCCTCTGATAGTGATGAGGTTTCGGTGCGTTACGATTACCTTTGTAAGGTTTGATGGTTGCTTCTGTGTGTCGGAAGTTACCTTTTCCTGTCACATATACAGCAAACTCATCTGCTCCACTATCTCGTACGATCTGTTCAATCTTACCTTTAAGTCTGGCGAATGTCAGTGGCCACGAAAGTGGCTTACCTTCATCATCCGTAGCAGATCCAACAGAGTAACAGAGTACATCTCCATCTATAAGAGCTTTCATCATGCTTCCTCGAACCTATTCTTGGTGTCGTTTAGTAGTGAATACAGACCACCCATCTGTGTGAAGTAACTGGGTCCATTGTGGGAAGATACTGAATGCGTCCATGCATCCTTTTTACTACCAGCTACAGCTAGAAGACATTGAATCTCCCCACTCTTCGCATGTTTTAAAAGCTCTTCACAAGTCTCTATAACATCTGTGTTTGGTTCATAGTGCTTCCGATCAAGTGCCTTGAGATCAGTGACTTTCATTTCTTCTTCACCCCTACAATTGCACCGCGAGCATCTATCTTAGGCAGTGAGGTAGTGAACTCTACCCGCTTCTCTAAAAGATCTTTATGATTTTCTAACCTTTCCATAGATTCAATGAACTCTTTCATATGGTTAGTACCTGAACACTTAGGGTAGTTCTTGAATTGATCTTTCATTTCTTCCACCTAATCTCTATGTCAGGCTTAGTACCTGCAGATTTAATGTTTGGTCTAACCTTCTCTTGTTCAAATCTCTGACGAGCGAGTATCTCCCTACATATCCAGTAAAACTTAGTGTAGATTGTCTCCTCTTTCTCATACCAGAATGGGTCAACATAACCCGAGAACATATCATAGGTGTTATCCAACTCATCAGTCTGCAGGCACATGGTGTCAATCCTTAAACAGTTCTTCTTGGAGTTGTTTAATCTGCTTACGTCGGTCTTTACGTTCAGCCTTTACATTGTCAGGCATCTTCTCACCGACCCACCTCTTGTCGTTACCGAGCAGAAGGTTTATTAATGATTTAAGTTTTAGAAACTTACTACCAACCTTACTCCCCTTACTTGCAGCGTATATAATATCTTCAGGGTTACTATACAGATCCTTAGTATCCTGTTGCTGTGTCATCCGAATCTTCCTCAAGCAGTCCCTCGGAGAGAAGAGCGGGGTAGATGGTAGACTCTTCGAAGTCATCAGCTCGTTTAATCTTACCTTGTGTGAAGGTAGGTAGACGTCGGAAGGTTTCTACTTGAAGTTCAGAGGGAGTAAAAATGATCGGGTCATTCTCGAGTTCACCTACCGGGATACCTGCAGGTGCTCCAGTTACATTCTTGATCTTAATATAACCGTTCTTATTCAGACCAACTTCAACCATGCAAGGGATGTTGATCAGGGGGGTGATATCCTTCCCGTGTTTGGTTGTATTACCATCTGGATCCAGAGCATACACCCGCTTCATGAGGGTAGAGGAGATACCTTTCTTCTCATCATAGAAGTCAGAGTTTTTAATATCTTCAGAAACCCAGTGAGGACGGCCATCTTGCATACGAGAACCGGGTAGTTCATAAGTTAGTGTGAGTTTATATTGAGCCTCAGCATGACCACCTGGGAAGTCGAAGGCAGGCTGAAGACCCAAGTCAATAATACCTACCAGACGGGCCATGTAAGTACCCGGCTTAGGTTGATCAGAAGATTTGGAAGCAGTCTTACGTGCACCAATAGACATGTTATCTATCCTTGTTTCTTTTATTTAGTTTATTTGCAGTGATTACTATAGACAACGTATTACCTAATTGGTTCCAAGGGATACCAAGAATTACATCCCTTAATGTCACATAGAAAGAAGCTTTATCTACAATATACTCTATCTCTTCTTCTTGTGGGTCCTTACCTATTAGTGCTCGGATGGAACTTTTAGGCCTACCTTCTATAGCAGCTTGATATGCTAGACCTAGTCTGTATTTCTTATCGAATTCGGTCTTGGACATAGTAGTACTCCGACTATAGAAAGTGTTTATTAATCGAACAAGTCTTCTGTGATCGTAGACTCAGGTGCCTCTGAAAACTCTTCATCGAACCTACTCTTCGGGATAACTAATACATCCCATTCTGTATCAAACAGGACTACTGATTCTACAAACGGAGAGTCATCGCCTTCCATGTCAACAAATACATCATCATAATAAATAAGAATGTAGTCTTTCCCGAGTGAATCGAAGAAGGTCCTACCGTCGATAGTTGGTGTGAAGATTGCACTACCCATAGTGTTTCTTCTCTTGTAAAGTAAACCACCTCTGAGTATTAGTAGATACATGTGCTTGAATCGAGACGTACTCCTTACCATCCTTAGTTGTGCGTTCGTGCTTCTCGCACCAATAGCTTACCTTAGGTGTATACTCTAGTGACATTGGTAATGTAAGACCTTCCCTCTGGTCTTCTTCTAGGAGGGAGAGATACCATTCATGTAGGGTATGTTCAGCCTTACGTCGTAGTTGTTTAGCACGTCTTCCATTAGCCATGTAGTTTATCCTTTACTAGGTGTTTAGTTGTGCAGTAACATGTAGGGCAGTGTCCTTCATGCTCCTCCCATTCTTCTCCAGTACCCCTCCATAGACACTGTTCACATTCATAGATCAAAGTCATCATCCTCTTCATAAATGTTATCTGATTCACAGAAAGGGCACACAGGATTTGGATACCAATCAGGTGGCCAAGAAGAACCACAGTCTTCACATCTACGTTTCATATTAGATACGCTCTAAGGTGGGTTTCAATTCGTATACTCTGATGTTCTCAGAATTTTCTAGGCTACTGAGTTCATCCTTTACTTCTTCTATACTAAAGAAGACTTCTGATATATTCTCCTCGAAACCTTGAGTATGTTTAATGTCATAGACAATACAGAATTTAAGTACTTCGCTCATTAGTCTACCTCCTAAACTATCTTATCAGACATACAATCAGGGCACAGTCTCCCTTCAACAAGGGCGTTACAGGACCCTGACCACCCACAAAAATCACAGTTAACTAGCTCATCATAGTACATTAGTGTATCTCCTAAGGACATTCTTTAGTGATCCCTCTTCTTGCCTTCTAGTTTCAACTCGTCATAATACTCTTTGAAAGCCCATCTAGCATTCCAGTCATGGAAACGTGTGGCAAATTTTTCTGGCAGTAATATCATCAATGGGTGAATAATAGCATTGTGGATGAAATCTTTTAGCCACTGTTTCATTAATGAATTTCTGCCCATGTTCTACCTATCTTAGCATCAGCATCAAGAGGTATGTTAAAGTTATAGAACTTACCAGCTTCGACAACAGATTGGATCATGAGTTCAGCTAATTGACTAGACCTTTTATCACTACACTGGTACGTCTCTTCATCGTGGTAGTCTAGAACTTTGATACAATGACCAAGGTTGGGGTGATCCCATCCATTCTTCTTAACCTGTTCATATAACCAGACCCTAGCGTAAGTCATGATCTGTGCACCTGCACCTTGAAGGAGTGTATTCAGTGCCTTGTTCTCAGCTACCTGACCACGTTCATTGGTACGCATCATGAGCTTACGTCCATCAATACCAATTAGGTACCCACGACGACTAGCTTTCTTCACCCCTTTGATAAGTCTTGCGAGCTCGGGGTTGGCGGCGAGGAACTGTCTCTTAAGATCAGTACCAACTTTCCGTCTCTCTTCACTAGATCCATTTGGTAATACGATTGATCCGATCTTTGCGTCTCCTGCTCCGTAGAGGAAAGCGTAGATAAACGTCTTAGCCATGTCCCTTGTTTCAAGACCAGCCATTTCCTGATGATAAGTGTGGATATCCCCATTGAGAATAATATCAGTATAATCGGGGTCATTGATATAATGAGCAAAACACCTAAGCTCAAGACCACTAGCATCCCTACCAACGAGAACGACATGAGGATCGGGGCCAGAAGAAAATAAAGACCGCATCTCCGTACCAAAGAATACAGATTGTTTTTCAGGGTACCAAATAAGTTCATGTGTCTCCTTATCTGCGTTAGCCTTAGGTATGTTGGCAACCACACGGTGCTTCATCCTACCAGTAGGTGTCCCTTGAGGGTTGGCACTGGCTTCAATGCGATGATCATCCCTAGTGTTTCCAATCCATCCAGCAATTTGATTCCGTCGATGAGATGCTTTAGATCGAAGAGTGAGTTTTTTTCCAAACTCTCCATACAATCTTTCAAGAGATGTTTCTGTAATTTTAGGAGATGTTCTAACCTTGTTACCATCCTCATCTCTGTCTGTCTTGTGGTAATTCCACTCATCTGGTAACCAACCTATGGAGTATAGCCACTCTTTAAGTTGAACAGAAGATCCAAGGTTAATATGAGACCAATCAATCCTAGAGAAAGGACCTGCAACAGAAACATCCCATAGATCACCATGAATGTCACGGGCATTTTTTTTCCAATCGATAACTGCTTTAGTGAGTTCGCCATTCTTTTTAAATGGTGCATTGATTGTTACCCCTTTCTGCTTAGGTTTAGGTGGGATGTTTTCAGTTATCTCAGAGGTAAGCTTATTAATCAGAACATCAAGAGTATTGACATGTTCAACTGCCTTCTCCTTCTCGAAGTATACACCATTCTCTTGCTGGTCTCTCATGATCAAAGATGACTTGTGCTCTAGCTTGAGAGATAGTGCCCAATTAGGTACGTTCTTACTGTAAGACTCTGGGTTAACAATGTCCCATTCATTCTTCTTTAACCCCGCCTCATGACATAACGTCTGGAAGATCATGTGTTGTATCTCAACATCTTCTGCACATCTGTGTAACATCTCTGGGGTAAAGACACTCCAGTCTTCTATGTCCGGCTTCCATCTGCCTAGTCTTTTACCCCATGCCTCAACTGAATGAGGGGCCCGTGTCCCTTCAACTGCTACACGATCTGGGTTGAGGAGTCGGGACATCACGAGGGTATCAACAATCTTGTGGTGCTTCTTCGGTTTCCATCCACATAATTTCTGTAGGATAGGTAAGTCGTAATCAATACCATTATGAGAGCAGAGATATTCATAGTGGGTAAGGTTGGTAAGGAATTCAGTTAAGTCTTGAGGGAAGACATACCTCTTAACTTCATTAGTTAGTATGTCTTTAGTGACAGCGCAGTGTAACTTAGTACACTGGTGGTAGAGACCATCGCCTTCGAGATCAAAGACGAGGAAGGTGGAAGGGTGTACTTTCATGGTTACTCCTTTATAATAATCTTTTCTTCGTAACCACAGTCTACACATCTCTTTTTGTTCTCACCCCAATACTCTATAAAAGTATGGATGAGTTCCTTGCAGATAGGTCTGTGTTCTTTGACATCATCAATTTCTTTTTGTTCCTTAGAATCTGTTAACCACATTAAGTAACTCCTCCACTATATACCCAAGGTGTTATACGGCTTAACGATTGTGCCCATTAATTCCACCACAGTGCGGGCAAACCACCGTCCATGCTTCCATCTTTTCGCCACAGTGAACGCACTTCTCCTTCTTTTCTGCCATTACTCAATACCTACAAGTTTGTTAAATACCTGTATCAGTATACCCAGAGTGTGTCGGTGTTCTTCCAAGTACACACAACAGGATAGTATTATCATTCCATCTCGCAGTAGACTAGTTGCCATTATCTTTCTCCTCATGCCAACCAAACACCCATTCTCGTAGGGCATTGCCTGTTAATTGTAATGGCCCTTGGAATCCTAGACGGAAGGCTTCCTTGCCTAAAGAGTAGCTCATACTCCATAGATCTCTTCCGTCAGACTTATTAACTTTAGATACCTGTTTATCCATTTAGTTCCTCTTTGATTGATTCCTAAAATGGTTGGTTAGATGAGAGTCCTTGTCGATAAATAACTTTCTATGAATTCTTTTGCGACATACGGAGAGATGGCGTTTCCGTAGGCGCGCAGTCGTCCCACTCTTGTGGTATACCCATCATCCATCGAGCGAAGCAGGGGTTGAGGCCAAGAGTCCCCTTGTAAGAAAGGGCTGTCAAGGATCTGCTGCAAATCCATCTTGCTACACGACCACCTTTGTCCAACTTGGCTAAGATTTGTGGTTGGCTGAAATCCCGGAATTCTCCTGCTGTTGGCGTTGGCAACCCAGAATAACCTTTGCCTAATATGTGGCAAGCCCGTGCCTGCTGCGCATAGAACGGCACCCCGCAGGAGTAGTCCTCTCCTTCCATGTCAGATTGTACAACGTCGAACCAAGAAAGACCGTCCTTGCTTGGTACTTGTTCACCAAAGATAACATCAGGTTGACATTGTTTGATGAGCCAGTGGAGGGCCGGCCATAGGTGCCGCTGGTCAGCAAACCCAACCTTCTTGCCTGCTTGGCTGAAAGGTTGGCACGGGCATGATCCTGTCCACACTGGTTGTTCATCTGGCCAACCGGCTTGTTTAAGACTGAGAGACCAGATACCAATTCCTGCGAAGAAGTGACACTGGTTAAATCCCTCGAGGTCGTTTGGGGTGACATCCTCTATGCTCCTATCATCTACTATACCTGGGGCAATGTGCCCTTCCTTTATTAAAGTCCTTAACCACTCTACAGCGTAGGGATCTATCTCATTATAGTAAGCTATCTTCTTTACCATTAGAAACTCCCAGCTGATATCTGAGACCTACTGCCACTACCCCTTCTCTCAGGTTCGTAGTTAAGAGGGCATGGTACGTTGACCATCCTTCCTGTCTTATCATTGAAGTGTAGGTAATCTGCTGTACCTGTCCTTCCGGTGAATCGACACTTGAGTACTGTAATTTTGGATGTGTTAGCACAGAATGGATCATCGTGCTGCTGGTTTCGGGAGAGAGCAATGACTGTCATGGACAGCTGCTTGAGGGAACCAGAACCTCGGAGATCATCTAGTGAGGGGGTAGCACCTTCTTCGAAGGATGTACCTTGGGAAGTCTTCTTAAGGTGGACGATTAGGAAGATTGTTATGTTAAGTTCTTTGACCAGCTTAGCAAGCTTGGTCATGATTGTATCTATTCTTTCTCGTTCTCCACCTTCAGCAGCGTACTCAGATACTATTATGGAAAGGTGATCCAGCCAGACAAGTTTATGTCCTGTTGCTGCGAAGAATCTAAGCTTAGAGAAAAGGTTATCATCGTCGAGCCCTCCAAAGTAATCGTAACCTGTCCACCGTCCGGACTCAAAGTAATAGTTAAATGCGGCTCGCTCTTCTTCTGGATCTATCTTAACATCTGGAAGTGATATTCTTTTGTTGAGACGGAGGGAGACTAAACCTGCTATAGAATCACCGACATCCTCTTCGAGGGCGATGTCTGCAAATTTAAAGTCTGTTGTCTCGTGGAAGTGGTGCTTCAGTTCACGCATCCATTGCGTTTTTCCTGAACCTGATCCGCTTGTGATTGTGATTAGTTCACCTAGCCGTACGCCGTAAGTCCTGTTGTTCAGTTCTTTCCAAGACTCAGGGAAAGGAAAGCAGGTCTGGTTACGAGAGTTCTTATACCTGTCCCAGCAATCTGCATAGTTGACAATGTTGTCAGGCATGTACTGCCTAGCATGTTTAAGTACTTCCCATTTCATCTCCTCTGCTTTACCTTTGAGGAGCATATCGTTAGGATCTTTCTCGCTGAGCTTGGCAATGTACACCTTACCAGCTAGAATTTTACAAGCGTCATCTACTGCTGCTTGTCCTGCGTCGTCTTGGTCGAAGACGAGAACAATCTTGTCAAAGGAATTGACATAGTCGAAATCATTAGATAAGTCACGAGCAGCTGAGGAAGCACCATGGGATAGAGAAACAACGGCAGGTTCCCAGCCTGGAATCCCTGATAAGGATTTGAGGACTTGGTAGAGGGAGAGACAATCCAATTCTCCTTCTGTGATGTAGAGGGTTTTGCCACCTTGAGGGTGGGTATTCGATCCGAATAGTTGGGCATCCTTACAGTCACCTTTTGAGTAGATTATCTTTCCTTCAACAACTCGTTCTTTGAATCCGGTTAGCTTGTCTTTACGATAGTATGGGTATTTGTGAGACAGGATAGTCTCACCGTCGTGCGGGGAGAGGGATACTCGAACACCATATTTTTCACAAGTCTCTTTGGTGAGACCACGGTGATCGATTGCACGAATGGGGTAGGTTTTGAAATCTTCTAAAACTTCTTCGATAGTCTGTCGAGGGGTTGGGTGTGTTGGCACCCTTGTTGAACCTGTCAACCCCGTCCTTGGTTGTACAACATTATCTGTCATACTCTCGGCTCCATTGTAGCCGGGCGGGTTCGGTTCGAAGTGCCAACACGAGAAGCATGTCGCATCATAGAAAGTTCGCCCCGATTTCGGATCGACCTTTTCGTACACTCGTAGTGCGTCTGAACTAGGACACACAGTGCAAGGTATAGCATCCACAACTTTTCCACTGATCTTCTCCTTAATCATATCCAGTCTCAAACCTTATTATCTTTGGTTAGTCTTGAAGAGATATTAATTAGACAGTAGGGGAACGCTTTCAGTTCCCCGCTGAGGAAAGTTTACCCGTGGATATGTCCTTCGTCGATAATAATCTCGCCGGAGAACGTTGTGTCTACTTGCTTGAGAATGTCATCAACAACTTCTGAGCCCTTCTTGAACTCAATGTAAAGCTTGGGGTATGCAGCGACTACATCACCGTCACTATCATGAAGTAGCTCCCACTCAGTACGGATGCTGGATAGATGATTGTGGTAACGATTAACGATCTGCTGTACCCACTTCTTGTAACCGTCGATGTCAGGATTGATTAGTGCCATTAGGCTTTACTCCTAATCTTTTTATTCTAGGGAGACCCACAGCAGAGAGACTCTACTTACTCAGTAAAGTTTCTTTGGTGTGGGTCTCGAAGCTGGTTCCACCTCCAGCGCCCAGAAACCTGCCATACTAGTTGGTGGTACTTACACCAGACCCAGGCCGGTCATCACGGCCTGCTGAATACCCTCCCAAGTAGTAGGTTGCCCTGCCTGATGCCAAGCTGTAGCGGATGCTACAGTAGGTGTGACAGGGAAGATAGTGACAGCAATGACAAGCTGCTTGACGAAACGGCCAAAGCCAGAGCGAGGCTGCCACAGATTGATAACACGAAGAACACCTTCAGCACAAAACCGAAGCACTCGTACGACACCCCATACTGGGAACCAGATGGGGAAGGTGATGAACTTAATCACCTTGCCAATGAAACGGAACATATCTTATGCCCCTCACATGTGGACAGTACCAAAGTGGTCCCGTACATACTGAGCCCAATCCGGAGATCCAACCTTCAGGGTTGTCGGGTCAATCAGCATCTCGCCGGTACCACCTCCCAGTTTCAGCGCAGCCGCAATGAGCACAAAGAATACAACGATCATGCGTCCTGCGTGCCACAATTCAGCAAAAGTTACACCAAGCATATTAATCTCCTAACTTGGATATTGCTGTAAGCTCATACCGCGAGGTACATTGAGCCCGTAAGCTCTTGAGTGGTCTTCTAAGAGCTTTCTTCTAAGAGGGAATGGTGTTCTACCCCTTAGTTTGAACGTCGCTCAGAACGCATTACAGAGCGTCTGAGGGGTATGTTTGGTTAAGAACTATCAAAGGTCATGATACACCTCCTTCAGTCGTTACAAAGAACGACGACAGATTCGTCATCATTTAACGTCACGTTCACTTGTGTATGTATCCCCGATTGAAATAAACAAAAGACGAGGCTGGGGATTGGTATTCTCCCAGCCTTGTAGGTTAGCCACGATCAACGAAACTATAAGAATCACCCAGTCCGTACTTTTCCGCGACAGCATCTCGCATCGCAGGCCAAGACTCTTCAGTCGAGTTCTTCTCGGCCCAGGTCATCTCATTCAGAACGTTCAGGTAGAACGCTTTCAGTTCTGACAGCTTCATCGTATCCTCCTCAGGCCTCACGGCCTTAGTGAGATTGTCTAAATCCATAGCACCGGATTACGATGACTCAGAAAGTCATTGGTGAAATGGATAGCCGGTGTGGCTTTCGGGGGAGATACTTGCTCTTCGACTGGCGTAGCGTTGGCCTTACGTGCATCGTTCCAAGTAGCGGCTTGCATGAAACCGAAACCTAGTACACCAATGATCGCAACGACCCCTACTACATCAACAAACCAATCTACAATCAGAGCAAGTACGGGTTTGAGACGAGTCTCTTTCCGCAAAGTTCTTACCTCTTAAAAAATAAATTGAACTTTATCCCCATCTAGCCGTCAGAAAAGTAGTCTAATCTTTTAAGCTCTTAATCTTCTAGGCTCTTAGGCCTATTCTTAGAACTCTCTAAACCTTTTCCTCTAATCTTTCTATACTATAATACTATTATAATATATATATATATACTAGACTACTTTTCAAACGACTAGACAGGGATCACTTGAGCCTACGGTCTTCGTTGCTAGAGGACTGAGGCGTCATCCCCCGCCCCCCTCTACGAGGGGACTTAGATCCTTTCGGATCACCTAAGTTTGCACAAGAGTACAATCTGCCAGAAAACTCTAGTGCCTAGGATTTGTGTGTGTCCCGTTAGGAACTGTGTGCTGACTTGTGTGTGCGTTACGTAACTGCTTTGGGTGTCAGCTTAGCAGCCTTCTCACGTCGTTCTTTCT